GAGTTAAAATCTGCGCCACTACCATAGAAAAATGTATTAGTTAATGGATTTCTAATTTGTAAATCCCTAAAAATTGATACTACCTTATTGATGCTCAATGTATTATTCGCCATATTTTTTATTTTTTATATCTAAGTTCTGCTCTTTTATTTATTTGTTCTGTATATTTATCTACTGAATGCTTATAGAATAAATATGATAAGCTTTCCTCATAAGATTTCTCATATATTATATCATATTTACTAAAATCTCCACCTGCTAATCTATCTATATATGAAATCCAATTAAATTGTTCAGGAAAGGATATTTCACCAAATCCTAATTGTTGTGATTGTCCGGCACGATTAAATAAATCTTCGAAAAATATATTTATCCTTTCTTCCCAGTTAAAAAAAAATTGATTAATGGTATCGCATCAGTTGTTTTTAAATAATTTAGAAAAATATCCTTTCTATTTTCTATATCTTCTACATCTAATGGTGTTTGTATCCATTTAATCTCTCCTATTTCATTAGTTTTACTATAACCAGGTCTTAATAAAACTGATAAATAATTTAATACATTGTTAGAATATGAATTATTATCAAGATTTTTCATACACATCATTTCACTATTAGTTATATTAATCATATTCTTCTTAGGAACATAATTAATACCATTAATTTCTATATGAGTAGGTATATCTTTATTTATTCCATTTGGATTTAATCCTCTAATAATAGGTTCTAATTTATTTAATTCAAATAAACCTATTTCATTTAATTTATTTTTATCTATATCAGATATAATTGATATCATCTCAATTGTAAAATCAATCTCTTCCATTTTATTTTGTTCTGATATAATATCAATCATCTTAAAATATGTTTTTAAAGGAATTTCATTCCAATTATCCATCACATTTAATTCTATTTCTAAATCTAAATCTTCATTATTTAATGTAATTTTTGTCATAAGTTTTGTTTTATTTTAATCTATATATTAAAATATAAAATAGACTTTTTTCTATTCTTATATATATTTTATTAAAAAATTATAGTCGTATATAAAAAAAGTTTGCTTGGGGCAAACTTTTTAACTCAAATCTATCTTAAATATAATTTTACCGCAACATAAGTTAATATAAATTAAATAATAACTTTTTTTACCCCTACTATAATAAATCTTTTTAATCATTTTTCTATCCAAAATATAAAAGTGCGGCACAGTAATAATGATATATTATATTATATTTATTATTATATTATATACTACTATATTATATTATTATATTATTTATTATTATTTATTATTATTTATTCTTATTTATTATTATTCCTCTACTCACCAAACAATCTTATCGCGATAGACTTCCCCCACCAAGGGGAAGAAGTCGTTAAATCGCCAGTAAGAGGATAATGTGAATTAATTAAAAGAAATTAATTCTTCTCATATCTACTTTCTTCTTTTTATTAGTATATATAGCATATCTCATAGCATCTAAAGCATCGTCATTTAATTTAATTGGCTCATCAAGTATTAATTCTCCTTTACTTTTCCAAGAATATAATTTATATTCCCTTAATAAGTTTATACTATCATAATGTATATATATTTGCTGACTTTTAATATAATCTATACCTTCTTTTACACTTTTATCACTACTTATAACATTCATACCATTTCTTTTTAGTTGTTCTATTATATCTGGACGGGCACTATCACAGTATATTCTATTATTATCATTAATCAATGACTTTACTTTATTACATAAATCATTTACAGTCAGACCATTTTCATATAATAACTCTTTTACATATATTTTATCCATACTATACATTATTTTTACAACAGAACTAACGTGAGTATAGCCAAAATCTATACCATATACACATTCTGTATAATTTGGTTCATCTATATATTGATTAAAGTGAGTATATACCCTTGTAGAAGCGATAGGAGCCTCACCAAGCGCATATATTTTATAATAGTTCTCATCAACATTAATTAAGTTTTCTATCTCTTTAATAAGACTTATTTCTAAAAATAAATTATCTTTATATGTTGATTTTATTAAACAACTTCTATCATCATTTAATAATTTATATAACCAGTGTTCTGCATCAGATGGGTTATAATCTAAAAAAAATGTTTTTGATGTTCTTAATGATAATTGTTGAAACTCTTCAAAAGATAATTCGTTTGCTTCATTACAATAACATATATCTCTTTTTCTACCTCTTACTTTTTTACTATCATCAATTGAAAAGAAATCTATTGTAGATCCATTGTTGAATTTGTAGATATGTTCTGTTTTATTATGATTTTTTATATCATATAATCCATATAAATCCATTAATTCCATAAAATCTCTTAATACTGTACCTCTTAATGACGGAAATGATTTTCTTACTATTGATATTCTTATTTTTGGTGTGCTTATACATACTATTAATAATAATTGTATGATTGAGAATGTTTTTGAACTTCTTGAACCACCTTGATTTAAGATAAATCTACATCCTTCATTATATTTATCCATATTTCTTGAAAGAACATTAGTGTGTTTCATTATTATTTCCATCTGGTCCTATTAATTTTATTATTTGAACGTTTGTATTTAAGTTTCCATCTATATTAATTGAATCAGTATATCCTCTTTTCTTTCCTTTATATCTCATAAAAAACAATATAGATTGTGTATCACCATCTTTTATCTTTTTGAATAATTGGTTCTCTACAAAATCAGTTAAGATTTCATTTATATCATCTACTGCTGCTTTAAATTCTGGATCATTGTTATAATAATTATAGAATGTAGTTCTATCTAAACCAACTTCTTTACAAGCAGGTGTCACTAATCCTAATGATCTTTCTAATGCTTTAAGAAGTAGTTCTTTATTTTTCTTTGGGTTATTTTTTAATGCCATATTTTTTATTATTTTATTTCAGGAATACATATTTTTAATAATCTAATTATAGGTTTATTATTCATATTTCCTACTGATGTGTTATATTGTTGTAAGAATTTATCTTTTTGATTTCTATTATATAAATATTTTAAACATCTAATAACTTTTTCTTTTATTAATGGATTTAATATTTTTATTGCTCTTGTTTGCGCAAATTGATAAGGTTCACACGGTTTCATTAAAACACCAAATGTAGAAAAACAATAATCATAATCTTCATTTGTTTTATGTTTCTGACCTTTATTATTTCTACAATAAGTCATTATCTTTATATCTTGTAATTCTTCTTCTTTATCTCTCCAATCATCTCTATCAGGATTTCTTTTATAGATTGTAAATGAAGTTTTAAGATTATGGTTAGTATAAGGTGTTTCTATAATAACTGAATATATAATTTCAAATCTATAAAATCTTGTATAGTTCCAATAATAATTTGCTGGTTGTATAAACGCAATATAGTCTCCTAAATCACAGCTTTTATTATAGAATTCTTTTATTAATTTACCACTACCACCTCCAAATGGAGGATTACCAATAAATAATCTACCTTTCTTATATTCTAAATCTAATTTAGTAAAATCTTGTTGTTCTATATATTCGCTTTGTGGATATAAATCATATGCTTTACAATTTGGTATTTGTAAACTAAACATTCCACATCCAGCAGATGGTTCTATGATTTCAGTTATATTTTCTTTTCCTATTATTTCATATGTTTTTTCTATACACCACCTTGCTACTGTTGGTGGTGTATAGTATTTATCATAAGCTATTTTTGCCATATTGTAGTATTATTTTTTTTATATCTTCCATAAATGCTGATTTAATTGATATGTCATTTAAGTTTCTAATTGCTTTTTTAACTTCATCGTCTTCAAATTCAATCATAACTTCATTAAAAAATAATATATTTTGTTTTATATAATCATCTACATTTACAATTTCTGGATTAAAATTACTACCTTCTATATTTGCTGTGAATTTATCTTCCATTTCATTATCACCAAATATTCCTAATATATCCCATTCTTCAAATCCTGAATCTAATAAAGTTTCTTTTTCAAATTCTTTTAATATATTCCAATCCCAATCACCAAATGATTTATTATCTTTTAGAATAAATTCTTTCT